GTTTACAATCTTGAGTCCACCTCTCATGGCATCTCCGGCAAATGAAAGCATTGTCGTGAGGTGCATAAGCTGTTGATCTCTATTACCATTCCCTATACCAACTGCCACAATACAATCGTACTCCTCTTTCCACATATCGGGTTTGACAGGAATCCATTTGTTTCTAAGCATAATAACTCTTTCTTTGTCCTGATTCTTTAGAACTAACTCATAGATATTTTTCATTAGCTCCTTAACACCAGTCTCTGCAAACTGTCTCGCAATTAATTCTACCCTAGACTGTGCTGCGGTCATGGTTGCATTAACAGCGGTAGCTGTAGTATGAGATGTTAAAGCATTATCGTTTAGTCCCTGGCTATACTTGTTTACGCCACTTCTGGATTCTCTTAGTTGGTCAAGGTAACCAAGCATCTCAAAGGATGACTGCTCTAACTGCGGTGTTGCCAAAGGCATGATTGCGTTAGGTGACTTGACTCTTACTACTCCCCCTGGTCTTTGTGTCAAGAGATCATCTAAGTTTGCCTGACCTTCAAGAACAGCATACCTACCAAAGTTCTGGCTGTACATGTTGTCCATGAGATTTCTCATGAGGGTACTCTTAATTAGCTGAATATCCATAACAAGATCAGCAATAGACAAACCAAAGAACTTGTGTGGGATCTTTATTGGTGTGATACTTACAAAGGGAATCCTATCTATGGGTTCATTGGCTAGAACCTTATCCCCTATGGAGCATACTTTCCTGAGTTCTGCAATACCATCTCCATCATAATCAGTTCTTATAAAACTCTCATGTAACCAAAACCTTCTTAAAGCCTCTTCTGGTTCTGAGTTACTGAATCCTGGGAAGCCAGAAGAGTCATCGTAAGCATACCTGCTTAACCTTTCTGCTGAATACTCAATCATGTCATCACCACTACCAAGCTCATCAACATCAAAGTCATAACCCATTTCCCTAAGTTGGGAAACTGTCTTCATAACCCTTTGGCATACAAAGCTGGCATCCTCAATAGATTTGGATTCCCTTGATATTAGGAACTCATCCGGTGTAACATTCTCAATCTTAACTCTACCCTTACCAGCTCTCCTAGAGATAACTACATCATGGTAGGTTCCGCCATTCTCTTCATAGGCAGTATGTTCAAGAACCTCTACATCATCGTCTTCAAGGAGAACAGTGAACTCCATCTCCTCAAGATTATTATACTCTTCCCTGTTCCACTCCTCTGTCTCATCCCACCAGCATTTGACAATACCATTCTTCTGTAGGAGTGCATCAGTAAACCAGGTGTACAGGATTTCCCATCCTGGGTTATCTCTTGCGAAGATATAATTTACATAGTCTGTAGCTTGTTCAGCAGTCTCTATATCTTCCGGTCCCACAGGATTGAATCTAACCATCTCCTCGCCAGATGCAAACACTCTCATTAAAGAGGGTTTAATCCATTCTATTGTATCCATTACACTAGAGTCTACATACTGGCTTCTGCCATCCACTTCATTACCGAAAGGTAATCCGTAGTAGTAATCCATAGCCTTTGTCCTTTGCTCAGATATAGTATCACTATACCCTAGAGCATCGGTTATCTCACCCTGGATTCTGGATAGTAGTTCTTCTTCAGTTATTTTAGATGATGCCATAATTCTTATACTTTATTTCCTTTGTCCATTCTGGATCACTTCCCGAAATTGCAAACCTTCTCGATAGTATTGCATAGCGTGTTGCACTCATTAGATCATCCTTGAATGGGATCACCTTTCCCGCCTTTCTGTGGTACATCCTGAACTCTTCAAACCAGTCAGAAAGCGTAGAGAACACATGGAATTTACCATTCTCCATGTACTGGAGTATATCCATTAGTCCCTCTTCTACAGAGTTACCACCTTTCTTCTCTCCCAATGCTGGAGGGTTTGTAAAGTGGTCCAGTAACATATTACAACCTAATGTTCTGTACTGTTCGGCTAGACCAGGATTACCCATAGAGTCTCGTCTATTGCCGTCATGGGGCCAAGCAATGGGGATAAAGCTGGGCCTATTGCGTACAGCCTGTGCGTGAACCGCTGGGGTAGCTTTAGACTGCCTGTAACAGTCATATACGTATAGTTCGTCTTCATCCTTATCCCACGCTGCCCATACCACTGCTGTAGGATGGTCAAATCCAAAGTCTATTCCAGATATTCTGGGCCAATGATCCGGTATAGCTATAGGATCAATGATTATTTTCTCGTCCTGTACTGGGAAGACAAGGCCAGATCCAATAGATGGTCTGCCATATCTCCTCATTTCTCTCTCATGGGGTGAATAAGAGGACAGTATCTGGTGCATTACTGACTCGTTTAAATGCCCCTTATTACCTTTAAATGTCTCTACTTTCTCAGATGCGTCATCCCATGTCGCGTTTACCAAAGACTGCCCATCCTGAAGGTTGTTCATGAATGATGCAACTGTCTCAGTCATACCGTGTTCTGGTGTAAAGGTCATGTATACCATGCCTTGTCTGTCAAGAGTACGGGTTACTGCCTGGGAGTATATCTCCCTAGAGGGTTCTTCGTCCAGCCAAATACAATCAACTGACCTACCCTGCCATTTCTCTACACCCATTTCATATGCTTTGAAGAATAAAGACGAGTTCCCACCGCTAACGTGCCTGATTAGGGCGACCGATTTGGCGTTAGGGACTCCTGGTTTCCTTTCGGTTTTTGTTATATAGTTTTTCGGTATAGTACCGGACCCAAAGGCATCAGGGTCATCTGGGGAACCCAATAGCTCAAACTGCACAATGTCTCTTGTTGTCTCATTTGAGACTCCACCAGCCCATGCAGTAATTGGTTGGTGGTATACTCTGCCTTCCCACCACTCTGGATACAATCCAGTCAGGTGGTATGAAAGCTCCATGCTGCCACAGTAGGACTTACCTATGCGGTTAGCAGCCATCAGGAGCCTCTGGTTGGCCTCTGAGCCACCCTTATGGAACTTTAGCTGGTAGGGGTAAGGGTCATAAGCATCTACCCTGTTAAAACGCTCCCTCTGCCTTAACTCCTTTAGAAGATCTAACGCTCTAATGTTTGAGGAGGGCATCTAATTCCCTCTGGATTTCTTCGTTGGACATGGCTTCGATTGTGGTGGTTTCGATTCTTTCAACTGGTTTAAGTCCAGCTCTGTCCAGTAGGTCACGGACAGCACCCAATCTGACCGACTCGGATTCAGCCTTTTCAGCAAGTTCCGAAAGCCAGCGTAGCCCTGCTGGAATCTTGTCCTGTAAGAGCTTCTGTGTTGCTTCGCGTATCTCATTGTTAAACTGCGCCTTTAATTGTGATCCTTTAACCTTTGCTGTCTTCTCTGAATAGCCAGCCTCTATCGCTGCCTTGGTAGCATTACCAGTCAGTGTATAGTGTTCAATGAATTTATCTTGGAGTATTGTCATTATTCCCATCTACCTTGTCCTGCCTCCAAACCTCCCGGATCAGCCAGACCTCCAACATCAGCATCTCCCGAACCACTCCCCACATCAATATCGGCAAATGTATCTACCCCAGATAGTATCTCCGCAATATCAGCTGAACTTATCGTTCCTGGGTCCGTTTTTAGGAATGCCTTTAATTCACTTGGATCAATATTTCCTGATGTCACTGCTTGTATAAGGGCTTCGATACTGGGCTTGCCGATGCCGGGGAAAGTAGCTGCACCTCCGATAAGCTGGTTTTTCCCTGATGCAGCCCCAGTTCTCCAAGCATCCAAAAACTGATTCCAACCTGTCCAGTCTGTATCTTTAACCTGGTCCCAGGGCTGAACCGCACCGGAAATTACATTACCAAACGGACTCCATTGTTGCAGATGCTGTCCCTTTAGTTGCTGGGCTTCCTCAGCACTTATAAAACCAGAATTCCTGAGACTTTCTATAAAGTTCTGCTGCTTATCATAGGTACTATAGTCTCCTCCCGTCCAAGATTCGAACCAAGATTTTACACGCTCTTTGCTAAAAGGTCCGAAAGATCCAGTATTATAATCACCATCTCTGTCTTCGCTTCGTGCCTTCTCTGCTTCTGCTTTTAAAGCTTCGTACCGACGCGTTATATCCTCAACCGTATATGAAGCATCAGTTGTCGAACTCTGTGCTGCTGCTGCCGCCGCTACTCTATCAGCTTCTGCTTTAGCTGCCGCCGCTGCTGCTGCTGCGTCTTGTTGCTGTTGTTGGGCTGCTGCTGACGCTGCTGCTGCTTGCTGGGACGCTAACCGAGCTGCTGCTACTTTGTCTGCTGCTGCTCTCTTGTCTGTTGCTCCCTTTGCCTTGGCAGCATGTCTCTGTTGAGCTGCTAACACATTAGCTGCGTGTTTCTCCTGAGCTGCACTTACATTGGCAGCATGTTGGCTCTGTCTTGCCAGTTTAGCTTGGTTGACGGCAGCATCTTTAGCTCTTGCGAGGTCATCAGGGGACATTCCTGTCTCGCCTCTCAATGCAAGGTGCATGGCCTTTGACCAATCCCCACCACCTAGCTCTACCTGTTGTTTAGCCCTACCAAACATGCCCTGCCCAGCGTACTTCCTGGCTTCAGCCAATCTACCACCGGAAATACCACTGAAGTCGAAAGGAGCAGGTGCGCTCACGGTACCTCGTATAGCCTCTACGTCAATAGGAGCTAGTTCCGTAGGAGCTGTATAAGCAGGTGCCACGAATGGGGCAGGAGCTTGTCTCTGGGGTGCTTGTGGTGCTTGCATTTGTGGAGCTTGTGGGATTGGCGCTTGTATCTGTGGAGCTTGTAACTGTTCTGGTGGAGAATAAGCTTGTGGTCCCATAGCAGCAAGCATAGCACCAATGTCCATTTCTTGAAAACTACCCGGTCCTTTGTCATAATCCACTGTAGCTTGTCTATTCAGTGCAGCTAATGGCTGTGTAAATGAGGGTTCTGCAAATGCTTGAAGAGGGTTGACAGGAGTAGGTGCTAACATTCCTGGGGCTTGAGTAAAACTCTCTATTGCTGGTTGAGCAAAGCTTTCCATTGATGGCTGGGCAAAGCTTTCCACTGACTGCATCATAGGAGCTTGCATTGGGGAAGGCTCTTGACCAAATCCTCTCAGCTCAGCTGGAGAACCTGAAATTCCCATCATCATCATTCTTCTGGCTTCTTCTTCGTCTAGCCATCTTC